GTTGCTTTTGGGTTTTTACAAATAACTGCTCCAATTTTCTTTTTACCAAATGGAGTTGCAGTATCCCACATTTTCATAATTGCTTTAAATCTCCAATCGTTTGAACCAACTTCATTTACCGATTCACCTCTTGGAATTCGGAATGTAGTTGCTTGCTTACCATTGATTGTTGGCATTCCATGGTCATCAGTTCCAATATCTTTAACGGTAACTTTTTTGTTTTTAAATTTACCCATTAAAACCTCATCACCCTTATCAACATCCACATTAACATCTTCGTTGTAGATTTGTTTGTTGATTCTACCATATTCTCTCATTAAGATTCCTGCAATTGCATGTGCTTGATTTTCTATTGGAGAACCATCTGCACCATCCGATACTGAATCTTTTATTAATCCCATTTCATCTTGCTTTCTATGAACCATCTCATGTGCAAGTGTTCTTAAAATATCAGCAGTTAATCTTCCTTCAGTTGCAACATATATTGTTTTATCATCAGGGTTATAACCACCTAATGAAGTTTTTACTTCGGCGAATTCTCTACCACCAACTAATGTTATTTTTGGAGTTTCTTGTAATTTTAATCTTTTAGTTGCATATTCTATAAAATTCTGAATTGATTGTTGCTTTGATTCTGAAATATTTTCTTTCATCAAATCCATTGCCGTATTTTTCAAATCAGATTGAGGTTTATTCTTTTTATATGATTCAATAGATGCCAACATTTGTTCATCTGACATCTTATATGTTCCCATTCGTTCACCTATTTTCTTTATTAGGTTCATCATCATATCATGTGGATTAGGCTGATTTGAATCCACACCTTCTGCAATTCCACCAGTTACAACACTCAATAATGCACCACCAACACCAGCTTGAGTTCCACCTAATCCCATAGATTCAAATGCAACATGCTTAACCATATCTTTACCCAAATGTGCGCCAAATCCCCATGCACCGTGAGTAAATGCGCTTGTTGCACCATGTAGTGCCGCATGTCCTATTGTACTTGCAGTAGCTCCGGCGGTTGTAGCCGCTCCGTATGCCCCTATTCCAGCCCCAGCTGTCATCATACTAGCACACATAATAGCGGCATCTTTTGCAGTACCTGTTATTCCTTTTAATTGTTCACTTCTCTCATACCAAGATTTTTTTGCCAATGCTAATTCTCTTGGAGATAAATCTTCTCTGAATACAGGTTCTTTTGTAGTTTTAGGTCTACCTCTCCAATCCGTTGCTTGTATAGGATTACCTTCTTCATCGTGAACATCGTGTCCATGACTATCCTTTTTATAAACAGGCACTTCTTTCATTTTATTACCCCAACCTTCAGCCGCACTTCCTCCTTGAGTATAATCAGACCAATGTACTTTTTTACCAGTTTCATCATCAGTAATTGTACCCAACTTACCTGAAGTTGCAATTGAATACATTCCTTTACCAAACTCTTTATATTGGTCAACTTTATGAGCAATTACATGCCCAACTGCTTTACCAACTTTATGTAATTTATCTCCAGTCCAATCATTTAATTTTTCATACCAACCTTTTCTCATTTCCGATTCAGGGTTGTTAGCTTCTTCTGCTGATTTTTTATCATCATCAGATAAATCAGCCATAGCATGATGTAATTTTTCTTTTACTTCTGCTTGTTTCTTTTCATCAGGACTCATTTCAGCAGCTGTTTTTAATTCAGCTCCACTTAATTTTTGTTCCGGTGGAGGCGCTTGCTTTCCAGCTTCTTCGCCACCTTTTTTATCTGCGGTTGGTTCTTCTTTTTTCTTATCTACTTTGCCCTGCGCAGTTGCACCTTTATTAACAGGTTGACCAGGTTGAGATGGTTTAGGTTCGTTTGCAGGTGCATCCGATGGACCTTTAGCCATATGTTTTTTCTTCTCAGCTGCTGCTTCAGCAGGAGTTAATGCTCTTATCTTACCATTTTCGGATTTATGAGTAGCAGGTTGTCCTTTATCTTTACCATAATATCCTCCACCTAAATGGACTAATCCTAATTTTTCCCCTTCGGATTCTTCTTTAAAATATGTTCTAGTAAATTCTTCAAACATCTCTTCCATTGCAGCTCTACCAATTAATTCTGCAATAGGGTCATAAAGATAATCTTCATCTGAAGTAGATTCAGGCGAATTTCTAAATTCTTTATTCTTCTTTTCGATATCTTTTACTTGCTCTTCTGAAGGATAACCTCTATATAGTTCTTCATTTAATTTACCTGTTATCATATTGAATATATCTTTATCAAATTTTGGATATGCTTTTGTAAATCCTTTTTGTTTAGTTTTATCATCACCCTTACTTAACCAATTACGAACATCAGTTCCACTAATAGCGTTATCTTCTGCTGGTACTGGATAGACATAACCAATTTCATCATAACCATATCCTGTTTTTCCTTTGTATGGTTTAAAATATTTACCCGCTAATCTTGTTGCATCTTTTTCTCCAACTGCCGCAACATATGCAGTAGTCTTACCATCCATACCATTTAAAATTTCTTTTGGAGCATATGGATTTTTAACCTGAACTATTTTGTTTGATGGAATACCAAACATTTTAGTCATTATAGTTTTCTTTTCAATAAAATTAAAAGGAGATTTTGGTCCCGAAGTATCATTAGAAGTTCCTATATAGACATTGTTTGCCCCAAACTTAGAAACTAATTTCTGATAAGTTGCATAGTGTCCTTTATGGAAAGGTTGAAATCTACCAGCGTAAACTACTACTGTCTTTTTTATTTCAGGTTTATCTATTTCTTTTATATTCATGTGTATAAATATCTTATTTAGTAGAGTTTTAGTAAGTGCTAGTCTTTTTTTAGGTCAAACATACGAAATTTTTTTCAAATTTCCAATTAAAGTTTTACATTTATCATCCAAGCGTTATCTGATATTTGCTCTTTTGATACCAATTCGTACTTAATTTGAGCTATACCATCTTCTTTATAATTTAATTTTTGTTTTTGCATTTCTAAAAAAAATCTTTTCTCATTTTTAGCAGTAGTTTCACCTTTAGCCCATTTACCATTTACAAATCCTTCATCTATGTGTGGCAATGAAAGAAATCTACCATCTCTTCTATATGGTATTGCGTTATTTAATATTTTAAAACTTTCTAAGGTGATATCAATATTATTATAAATTAATTCAGAATTTGTATCAGTTAATTCAAAATATGGTTTGATGCTATTATTTAATATCAGATTGGGTATTTCATCTTTAGTAAAAAATCTATCCCAAATTTTAACTTCAGCTATTTTTCCTTTTAAAAAATCAGCAACTGTGGTTGTTCTATCATCTGAATTTTTTCCAATATAAAAATCAGAAATTAATTTTTTTAATTTACCACTAAATACAGAATAACCATCTTCTATTATACCATTAGCTGTACTTTTAATAAGTTTATCGTTACAATAAAAATAAATATTACTACAATCTTCATTTACCGATAAAGTAACCCAAGTCCATTCATTGAAACTTCGTTTAATCCATCCATAGTTAAATTCATTTTTAAAATTTCTAACTGATGAGCATAATGCTCTTGAATTATTAAATCCAATTCCATAACTATCTTTGGAATTATTTCTAAAAATTGGATATTCTATAAAAGACTTAGCATCATCTCCGATTAACCAATAATTATATTTTTCTTCTTGGCTTTCTACATTACATAAAATTGAAATGGTATGAGAGCTAGATAATATTGAATTTAATTTTAATGAATTTGGAATATTAATGTAAGAGTTTATACCATTAAAATTAAAACATTTTTTATTTTTATATTCGGCAAAGATGTTATTATCTACCATATTTTCGTATATACATCTCCAAAATAGGTCATCATCTTCCATGCCCCAATCCCAATAATCATTAGAATAACCATTGGTTTTTTCTACTTGCTCTTTTGTAAATAACACCACTCCTCCAAAATATTGTTCGTAGTTCGTTTTGTATTTATACTTAGAAAGTCTCGTAGCTATATGTGTTGGGTATTCATATGGATAAGAATAATCACAATTATCATTTTCAGGCAACATATCTACATCGTGAAATGCTACATAATCACAACCATCTTCAAATGCATGTTTAGCTGCAATGTTTTTCATTGCCCCCCTGTTGAATAGTTTATCATCGCATTGATGTCCTATATAAAATTTATGAGGGATTCCTTTTTTATTTAAGAATTTAGTAAGATGTGGAATTAGAGTGTTTAAATGAGATTCTCTATTTCTATACGGAATGCATATTCCTAATTTATGTACCATAACAATTTAAATAACTTATACAAATAATACTCCTTTTATAAGTATAGAATATTCTGAATAAGGAACATATAGCATATTTTCTGATAAAGATAGGTTTAAAAATGTACAATAATTTCTAACACTAGCTCTTTCTATAAATTCAAAAGTATTTATTTTAACATTTTCTAATTTATAGTTTAAAATGTTTATTTCTTCATTTTGTAAAAATCTATCATATAATTCATTCATAAAAATACTTTTAATAGAATCTTCATCTCTTATCAATAATTCTGATAAATTATGAAATTTAATCCCATTTATAATATAGTATGTGTTAGTTTTTATAGGAGTAATTTTTATAATTTTTTCTGTTTTATATCTTTGCTTAGATATAGACCATCCACTAACAGAATTTTGTAATTCTAATAAATTTATTTTTAAATTGTTATATTTTAAATATTGATTTATATCCATTATTTTGTTGGTGCTGCATTGTGAACTAAAATATCATTTCCAAAATAAACATCATTCTCTTCTATGTTTATATTAATGGTTTGAATTATATCATCTATTATATCAATGGATGTGATTACTTCAAATTCATTATTAGATTTAAACAAATAATCACCAATAACCAAATTTTCAGCCATTACAAACATACAAACATCATTTCTTTTTATAAATATTGGATGCTCAAATGTGGCTTTAAGATTATTGTTAATTAAATAATATTGATTAAATGTATCATCTTGAATATTATAAATAATAGATAAACCTTCTTCATAAATGAATTCAGATGTTTCAAATGTTTTCCAAGCCAGTTCAGAGCCAGCCGCTAATCCATTAATTGATAAGCTTTTAACGATGTCTCCAATTTCTAAATCTTCTACATTTTTATAAGAACCATCATACATTAAAACTTTAGTACCATAAACCAAACAACCACCACCTGCGGCACATGCACAATTTGTATTTATTGCATCCGATTTATGTACTATTGGTGCCGAATCGCCACTTGTACCCTCACATCCTGATACCGAATATGGTGTTATTCTAGCTATTACAGGTATATCACATTCAAATCCAGCTAAAGAAAAACTATAATTTGTATTATATACTCTATTTGTTGCGGATGCTAATTCCATTATTACCGTACCATACCCATCTGTACTAAACCATTGTATTGTATAGTATGAGTTTGTATTTGAATCATTTGAAGCTCCTCTATCTACTCTATATGTAAATGAAGAACATGTTGGATTAATACTAATAAAACTATATGTTCCAGCACTACCTGCTGCATAATTTGAATATGAATATGTAGTTCCCGTTACCAAAACAGTACCACCACTATCTAATAATCTTACTCTATAATATTTTGTAGAAGTTCCAGATACCGTTATAAATGCGTTATACATTGTATTAGCAGCAATTCCTGCGTAGGTGTATGCTGTATCTGTAAATGTAGAATTGTCTGTACTTTCTTGAACGGTCAATCTATATGCAGTATCAAGTTGACCCGTTGTATACTCAATATATATTCCACCACATTGTCCTGTTGCGGTAGTTCTATTAACTACATTTGTCGCAGACCTCGTTCTTAAAACAATGTAATAATTAGTTGGTTGTTGTGTATTGTTAGAAGCCTTTTGCCCATGTAATGTGTATGTAGCAGTAGCACCATAAACAGATGGTGCTCTTAATAATGCCATTAATTTCCAATTCCCACTACCACCCGAATAGGTATTGTTACCTGTTGTATCATCCGAATTAAACATTTGAAATGATTTCTTAGTTAAAGCACTAATACCACTATAAGGACTTCCAACAAAATCAACCGTACCTTCTACATATGAACCATTACTAAGTAGATAATTGAATGTTCTAAACATACCAAATGTAGGAGTACTACCAGCCGTAACAGATACATCTATCGTAGTATATGCACCTGGAAATGTAGAGTAAGTTCCTTTACTATCCATACCACTTACAACATGTTCCGATGCAACTACTACATCATTTACGGTCATATTATCGATAGTAATACTTGTTCCGGTAGAAAATGTTGTGCTAGTGTAATTTGAAACCGAACCTGGGTTTATAATTACAGGTGGTGATGTTTGCGATGGACCAATGTATCCGTATACAGTTGGAGCACCATTCTCATTATATAAATCAAATGTATAATCATAATCTTGAGTAGTTGCACTTTGCTGAGCTGATGTGAATTCATTACCCCAAGTATCGGTAAATTTAACCCTAATTAAAGTAGTTCCAAATGTACCAGGGTCATACGATGAACCCATATCTACCCAACTACTACCATTATATCTTTGAAATGTATATGTTAAAGCATCTAAATTTCCATTGTAATAATCAATTGAACCATCCGGTCCAGTCAATGTACCACTTCCCAATCCCAATTGAATTTCAGATGTACCTTTATATACATAAATTGTAACACTCCAAGAGCAACTAGCAGGCGTTAGTCGTTTTCCCCTTACTACATATGATTTCGAAGATGATAGAGTAGTTTCATCTCCATTAAAAAAGAAATCATAAAAATGCATCCCTTCACCTGAACTGTAAGTTTCATTTATTCTATATTCTCTGGCATAAAAAGTTAATGTTTTTGTAGTACCTACATCAGCCGCAGTTGGTACATAACCAAATGAAACAGTCCTAGTTTTTCTACAATATGTAGAATTGGTTGATATACCATAATATCCCAATGCAGTAGAAACGGGTGCTGTTTCATCATTTACAGTTGTGCCTGAAAATGATGCTGGATTTGTATTTTGAGATAAATAAGCAAATGCATAGTTATCATATGTACTACCTGCTAAATCATAATACCCACCAATAGGAGGGCCATACGATATATACTCAACATTGTGAATTATATTATTACCTCTAATCGCATAAGTACTAACTATTCCACTACTCAAAGTAGAAGTTAAACTAGCTGGTTCATTTGAAACAGTTATCGAAGAACCTATTAATTGATGTAAATAGTAATTACTTCCATCTATCGCATATTTTAAATACGCTTGTATTGCAGCATACCCAACAACACTATTACCACATTCTGCTGAATCGTACAAAGAGAATGTAGCTGAATCAAAACTTGTAGCTGAATCGGATATACTAGCTTCGGCTATTCCCGCAGGAGAAACATCGGTGCCAGTTGGCCTCGTTACATAATAACTATTTACTGAAATTTTTGTAAAATTACCACTACTTCTACTTATTCTCGCTACAACACTACCAACTTGAGATAAAGTGCCAGATGATGGAACTCCAGCTATTGAATATCCATACGATTGATTGGGATATCCATAAACAGTTATAGCTGTTTCGGTAGTATCAGATGTTGTATAAGTGCCACCACTAGCAACAATTCTATAAGTCCAAGTCTGGTCAGATGTTGGTGCTGTATATGAATGTTGGTAAGAACTTGACATATTTCCACCATTTAATGTAGTATATGAACCAGTACCAACTTTGTAAGCAAATGAATTTAATGTAAATGAATATTGAGCTAAACTATTTGAAACATTATTAGCTGCTCCATTGTAATAATTTCCATTTCCCCAACTAGCAGATAAATTTATAGATGTTGAACTAATTTTATATTGAGTTGTAAAACTTTTAGTTAAATTATAACCATTGCCATCTTTTAAAGATATTACATGCGTAGCAGTTCCATCATTAACATTAGTACATGGGTTATTTACAACTACTCTGACTATATTCGAAGATGGTTTACTAATACTAGCACTAACAGTTCCACCCGTTGTAACAGCCGTTATAGATGGTGTATTATATCCGGTATCAGCAACTCCTCCAATAGTAACACTTCCATCAAAAGACCTATTTCCACCTGTTAATAAATTGGTTTGATTATCCATATTTATTATTCCTTTTTGCGGAACTAACACTTCATTCGATTCAACCCAAGAAGATACCGCATCAAATGCTTCGGATGAATAAGTTCTTCTAACTCTTACTCTTATTTGAACATATTGTGCATTTGCTGTTTTTCCAGCAAATGATTGAGAGGATAGTGAATTGCTTGATGTATTACCAGTTGATGACCAAGCCGTATAACTTCCACCCGCATCTTTACTTCTAACTTCCCAATCATAAGTTCTTGAACCATACGATGCAGCTACTACACCATCCCAACTAGCGGCCCAAGTTTCTGTATTAGTTGTGTATGAAATGGATACATTTGAAGTTGGTGAAACTTGAACAGTTGTAGTAGATGTAGTATGATTTCTAACTGAAGCATTATCTGCAGAACTTATATTCACTCTATGGGTTTTACTACCCAATGAAGTATAGTATACTATTGGGTCAGCATTTGTAGATGAATAGCCAAATTTATAACCAGTACCACTCGCTACATTCCACACATATGAAATGGTTAAAGATTGAACATTGTAATTAACAGTTGAATCCAATGTATAATCCACATATGGTTCACTAACAGATGCATTAGAAATACTAACAGATATAGGTCTTCGCATTATTGGTAAACCCGTTCCATTTGCACTATCAGCGGTTGGTGTATTTGAATCCGTTACAACCAATGTTATTTGTGTATCATTTATAGTAGATGCGTTGTTAAAGGAATATGGATTACTAGAACTTGCCCCACTATTCCAATTATAATTATATGGTGAAACACCTCCAGCAACACTTGCATTGAATGAAATGGAACCAGTTGTATAATTATACGAAGTAGCTCCTGTTAAAGATGGTGTTTGTGTTATAGATGTTATTGTTAAATCTAAAGGATATACATAAACAGTCTTACTATCGTTAGCCGTTTTGGTTGATGAATTTATATTTAAAACTAGCTTTAAAGTATTGATAGAATTAGGAACAATATACGAATTAGCCACATCAATATAAATACCATTTGAGAGAGTAGTATTACCATTTATGTTATAATATTCGCCCGTATCAGAGCCATTTACATATATTTTTAATACACCGGTTTCACCAGATAACATTCCTGATATGGAATATTGCCAAGTAATTTTTTTACCACTATATGTATCGGATGTATCCGGACTAGCTATTGTTACAATCGTAACCGTTGGAATTTTTCCATCGAATTCTATAAATTCATATTGCTGACCATAAGGTCTTGCTGATGTTCCTGTCAATGTTCCAGGCGTATCGGGTAAATCTCTAATACCTGCTCCAATAGAACCAGTTAAAAAGGCAGTTGCAACATATGAGCCACTAATGGTGGTAGTTGCAGTATTTAATCCCGCCGATGTACCTAAATCACCTATTTTAATGTTACTTGCCATTTTCTAAAACCTTTTTTACATCTTCTAATTCTTTTTTCAAATTTTGAATTTGTTTAACCATTACGGGAATTAATTCATTATAGTTTATAGTTAAATATTCTCCCATAATTTTTGTTTCAGTTAAATGTGGATATATTTTTTGTACATCTTGAGCAATAAATCCATAATGTTTTTTATTGGTTTTATCATCTTTCCAACTATATGTAACGGGGTGTAATTTATCAATATCTTCTATTTCCGATTCATCTATATCAACTATATCTTTCTTTAATCTTATATCAGAAGAAAGAGCAGTTGAAAAACCAGCAATATCACCTTTAACATGCATTTCACCATAATGTGCAAGATAACCTGCTGATTTTATATTAAAATTAGATACAGATGGTGTACCTACATCGGATACTCTAAAGTAATTACCAGCGGATGAATCAGTTGCATTAAATACAGCTTGCATACCTACCTCTGATAATTCAACCTGCTTAGTTAAAGCACTAGCCGTTAAAGATATTGTTTTTGCACTATATGTTACCGATGATGGTGTACTAACATAGTTATCTTCAGATTCTGCCCAAATTGCATATCCGGAATAATTTGTTGTAGTTCCACCATATCCACTAAAATCTATATTATAATAACCGGCTCTCCAAGTAACCCTAGTATATATAGTTGATAATGTATTAGATTTTGTTATTGCAAATGAAGGACCTGTTGTTCCATTTCCTGTTGAATTTATATTATATGTAACCTCTGCTAATTCCTCACTTGTAATTTGAGAACTAGGAGTAAATGTTGAAATTGTTGTATTATATGCAGTTCCTTTATAACTCATTGTAGAGTTAACTCCAATTGAACCATTCATATACCCTAAAGCGGTTACAGTTGTCCAACTACCTCCGGCGGCGGCCATTTGAGCAATTGTTGAATAACTTTGACCAGTAGCTGCATACAATTCTGTAAAGAAATCTTGTACTGCATCCGTATCAGCATTTGGTATCCATCCTCTTGCTGGAATAGCATCATTTAAATTAACAGTACCACCACTTATCAAAGTATGCCAAGCAGTATCACCTGCAGCATTATTTATACTATAATAAGAACGAGTTGTATTTACGCCTAAAACTTGGGTAACAGGAACCGATTCATATGCAACATCTATTTTAAATTTAAGTTTAACTACTAAATTATATGTAGCTGAAGTACCAAGAGATGTTACAGTTTGAGATGAAGTTCCCATTGTAGCGGTTGTAGATGAATTACCAGCATATATCGTATTTGCAGATGAAATATCTACATATGATGATGCGTTAGTAGCTGCAATGGAACTACCACCACCTGTTAACGATGTTAAATCACCAGGATGTATAAAAACACGGTTACCAGCGTATGAACCTGCAGAATCTCCTGTAATTTGTATGTAATTATCTGCTCCAGTTCCTCCTGCATATAACTGAACTCTATCTTTTGAAATACTATTTTGAGATATAACCCATCCACCAATAGTACCCAATGTAGATGTTATTTTGCCAGATACATCGGCATCCGATGCTTTTAATTGTCCATTTAAATTTACACTAAAAGGTGCAGAACCAAATGAAGTATTACCAGCGTAAAATCCTGCGGGAGATATTCTTGCCGATGAATTTGTAGATGAATTACCAACAATTATAGTAGAACTATTACCATTTAATTGAATACCAGATGCGGTACTACCTGCTTGTAATAAATTACCTTGTATTTCAAATCCACCAATAGAACCAGTTTGCGCTGTTAATGATGTTGCTGAAATTCTACCCCCAATATCTACTACATTTGTGGCATTCGCATCATATTTAAAATAATTACTACCACTAACAAAACTTACTTTTGGAGTTGTTGCGCTTACAATACCTAACCAAATACCATTGTTACCATATCCTTGAGTTCCTTGTCCAATTGAAAGATATGGAGAAGTTGTGCCTCCTGCTAATGTTATATTTGCAGCAGAACCTGCTGAATTTGTACCTACATTAAGAGTGTTTTTTACATATGATTCATCAAATATTGCTATTTTAGCGGCAACAAAGAAGTCTTGCGTTCCTAAATATTCCCAATAAGAATTACTACTTCCATCTGTTGGAGCATTTCCGGTTGTTTGTTGTAATGTTGCATAATATTTTGTAACACCACCTGAACTTTGATAAACTGCATCTCTTCTTGATGAACCAGCCACAGTTGTGTAATAATATGTAGTTCCTGCTGCATATTCACCTCTAAGTACAATTCCAGGACCCGTTGCTCCCGTTGCACCATTTGTACCATCCGATGCAACATTTACATTATGTGTTTTAAAAAATGTAGTAGAGCTTCCTTCCGAATCTACATATGAACCCGTTATACTAACTACTAATCCAGAAGTTGATGATGGAGTAGTGGGTGTAATTGTTGCATATGTATCTAAATCAGTAGCCGATACCGACCCATTTGTAACATTTGTAATTCTGAATGTAGAATTTGAAATAGGAGATGTTGCATCGTATGTATACGCACTACCACCTTCTGCTACATACAATTTAAATGAAGATGGGCTTGAATATGAATTTGAATTATTTTTAGTAACTGTTTGTCCATCTTTTTCAATTGATACAACAACCGCCGGTGCTGAAGCTAATGCTTTTGAAACAGTGGCTATCACATTTTTAGTTCCGGATGTTCCTTCACTATCCGTATAATTTACAGGAATAGTTACTTGTGCATTAGAACCAGTTATAGTCGATGCAGTAGATGTTATTGTTATTACATTCGATGAAATACTTCCCGTTAAGCCATTTGTATATGTAGGAGAACCTATTGAAGTAAATCGATTTGTACCAGCTTCCAAAGCAGTTACAGTCAAAGCCGATGGAGTTGCTGAACCACTTGTTCTTGAATTCGCAGGAATAGATTGTGCGGATGGAGTAACAGCTACTAAAACATTTGGTGTTCCAAATTTTGCTTTAGAGTATGTTACTGATTTTACAAAATTACTATCAGTACCTCTACCATCTCTATATGTAACTTTTAAATCAATACTACCACTATCTGCTGATAAAGCTGTAATAGAATAATTGTTATTTGTTAATACTGCCGTTACATTAGAAGAAGATGAAATACTTGCACTAAATTTATTGTTTCCAATTGTAGATGCATATGATATATCTTCGCTACCAACTTTTACCGAAATAGAACCACTACTTGCCAAAAACCCACCAAACACAGTTCCACCTGAATAAGCTGGAAATGTTGTATTTTCATTTGATACATTTACGGCTATTTGTGATTCAGCTATAACGGGAGTTATAGTAATTGTATCTGTATATCCATCAAAGTTTAAATCTTCTGCAAAAAATGTATATGTAGTTGCTCCAGCTGAATATGGATAATCACTACCATTTATACTATATGATTGTACTCCAGTAGTTCCATTGTTAGAACCAATAGTTAATTGAGGTTTACCACTACCACTCGTTACAGTTATTGCATTTGTTGTACTCCCTAAATTATTTCTTTTTACATCTATTGTTATAGTTTGACCAGATGGAGATAAACTAACATCTGTCATTTTATAAAAAAACTGATTTGCGTTAGAAACTGCGTTTAAATTTTTACTCTTATCCCCCTTTAATACACCTTCCAATTGTACAGATGAACTAAATCCATCTTGTGTAAATATATAAGTTCCTTTATGGATATCCGAAGTTGGAGTATTATATGACCAAGATGCGGCATTTGTACCAAGCATAGCAACATCGCTTTCATCATCTCCACTATAAATTCTATAAACCGATTCTGTATAATATCCTATTTGATTTGTAGTTACTTTTTGTAATTTTGGTAAATATGAACCAGATGTAATTTCCAAAGTTCCTTCAAAAATATTAGATGATAATTTTATATCAATATAATCATTATTTTGAGCGGGTACATTATGATTATCAGGGTCATATACAAATTGATTCTTATTAGCTAATGCTAAAAATGTTCTACCATCTAACCCATCTACACCATTACCACCTTGGTCTACTCTATAAATGTTTACCAAATCTCTCACATCTTCGCAAGATGCAGTGTATAATACTCTTGTAACTTTTGGAACAGCCCTTGAACCTGTAAAATTAGCTACCGTTAATGCGGCTGATGTTTCGGTTACATTAGTTAATAATCCAGGATAAAATGGCTCTGAACTATATAATGATGGTTCTATATAATTTCCATTCTCATCAAATGCCGATGAATAAAATGTAGTAGAACCTGTTAATCCTACTTTTGTAATATCAAAATTTATAGTAGATTGCCCTACAGATTGTCCTGAACCAGAAAAACTAAATAATGTGCCATCCGGTACAACAGTTATACTTTTTTTAACAATTAAATCATTACCACCCGTAAAAGTGAATTCTTGATTCAGACTTACAGGCACATAATTGTTATTTATATCATAAAATTCAAACTTAAAATCAAATGTATCGTTTTGAACTTTTGTTGGAACAGAAACATTTAAAGTTATTTCATTTGGTGAAAAACTACTTTCAGATGCGGCTCTTAAACTTATATTTGATAAATGCCAATTACCTTGATAATTTGCGAATATAATTTCACCTGTGCCCGTATTATCAGCTTTAAAATTTATTTGTTGTTTATCAAACTTCTGAAATGTTTTTGTAGATGATACTTCTCCAATCATTTTACCAGATTCCAAATCACCATCATTATCGGAATCCAAATTAACAAACGCATTTCCTACTACATAAATCTCTAAAGATGCGGTATCAAAAAATGATGATGATAATAGAGGAGTAAAATCTAATTGATATTCGGTATCTTTTGTAAAATTTATTGGTAGTTTATAACCAAAAAACTTCTGATTATGATTTGTTGTATTTAATACACCGGCATCTTCTAATTTTACAGAAGATGCTAAAATTGTATTATCAACAACTATTGGATTTTCTGTAAGTGTACCATATGTTTTATAAAACCAAAAATCATTTAGCAATCTAGTAGATGAAAATTGACCGGTTCTAACAGCAATACTACCACTATAAGAATCCGTTTCCAATAATTCATTTGATTCTAATTGTATATCTTCTAATAAAGTGTAATTACCAATATCCGCCTTTCTACTTGCATATATTTTCAATCGATTCACATCACCACTAAAAGCTTCTAAATCGGTTAACTTAATTTTTGCAAAAGATGAACTTACAGAAGAATTGGTAAGAGTAACACTCTCATTATATGTCAACTCAAAAGAAGCTGAATTAAATTCAGTTACCGATTGAATTGTATTTATAGATGAAGTTTCGTAGTATGGTATAGTTGCATATGCTCTATTTGAAGTTATTACATCTTTTATTGTAGTAGAATATGATTGATTCAAATCATTAATCGTAATTGTTTCTCCTTCCATTGAGGAAGAAAAATTACTACCACTAATTCTCAATTCATATAAAGTATCACCTTTGAATGTTTTAAAATTACTACCAGCTATTGGATTAACAGCTACACCATCCACACTACCGCTTATAGTTACTCTATTTACAGTTCTATTGTAGATTGGTAAAATGGTTTCTTGTATGTTTACTTTAGGTCTACGATAGAAACGAATTTTTGTAGTATTTTGTAATAAAGGATTTACATTAACTTGTGTTTGCCATCTAACATTATATGTTCCTTCCCAATTTAATGGTACAGGAGTTAAAGCTCCATTATTTGTATAATATTCTTTTAATTCTCCTAAAATTGTTATAGTACATGGACCAAATGATGTATCTGGATAGATGTAAACAGCTACAACCTTCGATGTACCTTCATAATATTCGGGTATACCTTCACCTGGCTCGTGATAAATGATATTACCTTGAGAATCCTTTATTTGTATTTTAATAAGACTATCTGCAACCAATTCAGGTGAACCTTGAATTAAAAAAGCGTTTTTACCACCTGTAAACACATCAGGTAATTCCGTTATTTTAAAATAATTACTAAAAGGAGCAGTATCTTCAACTAATACATTGTATGTCTCTAATTTTTCATCAAATAGAGTTTTTTTAAGTAAAGCCATTTATAAAGTTTGTATTGTTTTCTATAAATATTTCCAAAAAAATAAACTACACATATTTATATTTAGAAAACTAACATATACTTTATTAAACTAAAGAAAACTAAAAAGTTATGAAATACGCAATGTTACAAATAAAAAAAGAAACCCATGAACTTCTCAAAAATTATTGCGAAGAACACGGGTTCAAAATGGGAAGTTTAGTAGAGAACTTAATTAAAAAACACATTGGTGTTCCTAAACCTCAAGCGGGTGTGTTGAAAGCTGACAAGGTTAGAAGTCAATCTTACTAAATCCATTTTCTTTTTTAATTTCTATTAATCCATCTACGATATCTCTCATTTGTTCTAAGTGAGAAATAACCCATATAAAATCAAATTGAGTTTTAAGATACTGCATCATCATAAATAAAGATGATAAGTTATCACTATCTAATGTACCAAATCCTTCATCTATTACCAAAAAGTTTGGTCGAGGTAAATTACATACATTAATAAGTGCTACTCTAATTGCCAAACCACTTACAAATTTCTCCATACCACTACACATTTCCAATGGCCATTCTTGGTCATCATAAACAATTTTGGCATTAATTGATTTACCATCAACTTCCATTACAACTCCAAAATCTACAACTTGTGAAAGAATATTATTTACTTCATTTTCAATTACTGGCAATGCTTTGGAAATCAACTCATAAGGAATACCATCTCTCTTAACTGCATCTAAATAATAGGTGTATAGGCGATTCTTTTCTTCCAATTCCTTAACATCATTCATCTTATCTTTTATCCCCTCTATAAACGAAGATATGGAAGAAATAGAGCCATTCACACTTGCTATATCTTTTGTTACTTTTCGTACTTCAGATTCAATCTCACTTTTTGTGGTTTTCAATCCAGCAATAACTCCATTAATTTGTTCATTACGCTTAATTGTTTCTTCATTATCGTGATATTTTTGAATGCTATCCTTTATCGATTGTAATTGATGTTCTAATAATTGTTCTTTAGTACCCAATCCCTCCAATTCAGCTTCTGCTTTTTCTTTTATAACAATTCCTTTACTATATTTGGCTCTCAAATCTAGCATAGAATCATATTGTTCTCTTGCATCTTCAAACATAGAGATTACATTTAAGAATCCCATTACATCGTTATTAGCTTCATCAACATTGGCTTCTAACATCGGTAAAGATTCTTTTGCATTCATTGCATCCTTTACGAATACATTATCACAACAAAATTTACAATTAGGGTCATACTGATGTGATTCCAAATGTTCAATCTTCTTTTCTGCTCCCAACAAATGCTGCTTAGCTATCGAATGAACTTTTTCTGCATCTGATAAATCTTTTTCAGCTGATAATAAATTCGAATGAGCTTGTTCAATATCAATATAATCATCTTCTGAAAGATAGAATTTCTTTTTATCTTCCATTGATGCCGATAATTCCGTTAAAACAGTTGTGTAATTATCAATTGTTTCTCTCTTAGCTTTCTTCTCCGCAAGTATATGTAAAATATCTCTACCTAAATCACCTTCTTGTTTTGTTAATGTAACTAAATCCAAATTACCATCCATTGGAGTAAGTTCTGCACTTAATCCAACAATTCTATTATTTAAATCAGTTACATCGCCATTCAATCTACCTAATTCTTTTTCTAAATCTTTTAACTCATCTTTTTTAGATTTTAGTTCAATAGCTTTATCAGCTAATTCGGATGTAAAATCGGTTTTCTTAAAGTTTTTAATTAGGACTGAAACTTCTTTGATATCCTCTGTTGCAGTTTCGTATAATTTATCAAACACATTTAATCCCATAAATTGTGCTAATAAATCTTTTCTTTCCGATTGAGATTTATCGATGAATAAAGCGTTATTACCTTGTAAAGATAATGCAGTTAATACAAAGTCCTCATACTTACCTACATATTGTTCAATGATTTGGTTTGTATCTCTTCTTTCCGTTCCGTTTAACGATGTCTTATCATCACCATCTTGTCTCCAGAATTGTACATCCACCTTAACATTCTTACCTTTGTTAATTGTTTTTGCAGTTCTTTCAATGTGATAATCTAATCCATCAATTTGAAAATGTAAATGACAAGAGAATTCTGATTTACGATTATTTAGAATATTAGCTGCTTTAAATGCTCTACTACTCTTATCGTATAAACAAAATGATATTGAATCAAATAAAGAAGATTTACCAGTTGCATTTGGTGCAAACAATCCCATCAATCCACCTAACTTTGTGAAATCAATTTTGTTATTTTCTCCATAACTAAACATATTTGAAAACTCAAACTTAATTGGTTTCCATTGAATATTTCTCTGTACATCTTCATTTACAATTCTGCTATTAATATCTCTATTGATTGTTTGTAATTTATCTAAATCCTCTTTAGCTACAAACGGCATCATTCTCTCAACATATTCATTGATAAGTGAGTTCTGATAATTAATATCCGAAATATCTTCGAAATCTAATTTGTTTAATCTATTACCTGTTTTTGATTTAGAAAGTGAATCGGTTCTAATAATTGTAAAATCCTCAACACCATATCTCATCTTAATTTCAGCCATTACTCTTTTAGTATCAGCTGAATCGGTATTAGATAAACGAACTCTCAAACGAGGTTTCTTTGGCATATCATTTACAATAGGAACTTTCCCATTATCAATATCCATTGTGTAATATCCACAATCGTTATGAATATCAATTGCTTCGTAAGTCATTGTATCCAAATCCCAAACAAGGAATCCGTGCTTATCCAATGTTTCACCAAAGTTTTGTTGAACCAATGAACCGGCGTAAACTACCTTACATCCCTTTGGGGAAATCATCTCTTGTCTTTTGTGGATATCACCTAATAGGGCTAAATCATATCCATCAAACATTTCGGTTGTAAAATGACGAGAAGATACTACATATCCAATATCGGTTTGAGAATTATCAACTGGCCCGTGAAATAATGCAATCTTTTTATTGCTGGATAATGTTTCTGCTTTAGGCCAATTGGTTTTATCATCAAATATACTGAATACACCAAAATCTATTCCACCAATAGAGTAAACTTGCGTATCTCTTAAATATGTAAAGTTTGGTAGATTTAATGCTTCCACTATTGGAGTAAGTACATCCAATCTATCTGAATTGTTCATATTACAATCGTGATTACCTGTAATTAGGATAGTTTCACAATGTTTAGAACATTCCGTAAATAACCAACTAATCTCTCTCACTAATTCTGGAGATAATTCTAATTTAGCATGTGCGATATCACCTGCTAAATAGATGATTGAATCTTCCGTTCCTCTTTTACGGATTTCTTCAAACATTTTTTCAAACACTTGTCTATACTCATTGTGTCTTTTCACATTACGAATATGTACATCCGCAATATGATAAATCTTTTTTAATCTACTCATAAACTCATAATCTTGTTTAACAATAACTCATCCGATGAAAACTCTTTAGTTTTCTTTAGTTCTTCATAAAACTTTTCGTATCCTATTTCAGATGCATCTTTATCTTTCATATACATCATTTTAACATTGATACCTTGTTTACGAAAATATTCTGCTGCTTTAAGTGCTTCATTAATTGCATCGTTATCTAAAGAAATAATAATATCACTAACTCCACTCATAAAGATTTTTTCTACTAATTGTCTTGAAGGAAACTTACCCAACAATGGTATTGCATTTCTTCTAATTGTGATTGCATCAAATACACCTTCGCATAATATAATTGGTTCATTCCAATTGATTTGTGATTCCAAACAAATTACATTTTTACTGATTGGAGGGTTTTTGTATTTCATTTTCTCTTCCGGATAATATGAACGAGAAACAAAGTAGTTTAATTGTCCATCCGATAAATACGATGGAATAATAACTCTCTTTGCATATAACCCTTCCGTGCAATAACCAATATTATATTTAATAATCTCCTTTATACCAATTCCTCTTTGAGAAAGATAGAACATAGCATGTTTATATTCGGGATTAAACCCTTTAGGAACTTCACTAAGCGATTTAAATTCTTTTGGTAACTGAATGTATACTTTTGTACCTTCATCCTCATTTTGGGGATTATAATTCGAATCTCCATATATTTCTCTAATGATTGAGATTGTTTTTCTATCAACATCCAATCTTTTTAATAAAGAAGTTAATTTCTTACCACCACTATTACAAGTCCAACAATGCCATTTTTGAGTTTCGGTATTGACTTGAAGTTTTTGTTTGTGGTGATTACAAAATGGACAATGGAATGCAAGTTCGTTACCTTTTAGATTGGAGTAACTACCCAACGCATTAGAAAGCGTTGTAATAACTTTGGATTTGTCAGTACTATTCAACACATTACAAATATATGAACAATATTTGATATTTCCAAATAAATTAGGAATTATTTTATTCTTCGAACCAATTTTCAGGTATTACTTTGTCAGCATACTTAAATCCATTCTTTTCACACCACATTCCATATGTAGTTTTGGAATTTTTACTGATTTTATTCTTTGAATTTGAGAATACAAAACGAATATCCAATTGTGGATTTTGTTCTTTAACTAATAGGTGTTTTTTTCTATCTGCGGCAACGAATCTACCTTTGGTTTCTACAAAGATACCATTTGGTAACTTAAAATCAGGATTATAAGTATGTTTAGAAGCAGGTACAATATAATCCACTTTTTCGGATTCATATTTAACTTCAACTCCTTTACTTTCAATTTGTATTGATATATTCTCTTCAAGACCGGATTTAAATCCGTATTTTCTAGCAACCCAGCTGCTAGATTTCTTTGTAACTTTTTTAGCCATTAAATTTATTTTTTCTTCATGTCGGAGTATTTCCCTGCAGCTAATTCACCACCTCTACCTGTTTTGAATTTAGTAGCAGTTAATACTTGCTCATCTACCTTTTTTAAATCATCGGTAGTATATGGAGTTTTTGCTTTTGAACCAGCTTCAAATGAAATTTTATCAACACCTAATGCTGATTGAGCCGCCTTATATAATTCTAAAATCTTTGACATATTTTTTATTTGTTTATAATAAATATTGATTATGTATCAAAACGAACAATAAAGTTTACAGGAATATCTGGTTCCGATTTGATTGGTTGTGGTAACTTAGCTACTGCCACTAAATCACAATTATCATCATATAACCCAATTGTTGTAATAAACGGCGATAAGAATGAACCTGTTGTATCTATTGAACCACTTAAATCAATATGTTCAAACCCACCACTAATAGATGAACTAACACTTGAACCATATCTAAAATCTAAAGTATTACCATTATCTAATACAGTCTTTTTTCTAATATATTTAATAGGTTGCTCTTCATTAATTGTTCTAACAATTCCATCGGTATCTGTAAAAGTAGAAGTAACACCCCCCACCTTAACAACTGCTGAAGGATTTTGTGAAATATTAAATTCATCTTCGTTTACGATTAATAAATACTCATTTTCATAAATGGTTTCCGTAGATTTGAAATCTAGTTGCCAATCACCTACTAATGCTGTATCAATGGAAGCAGTATGAGTATAAACAACTAACCCATGGTCATAAAAGATATCACCAACTATTGTAGAGCCGCTTATCAATGAACCAGAACCATTTTCCGTAAATGTAAATGGTATTGCGCTATCAGTTAATGTTAAACTTCCTTTTTTTATCTCTTCTCCAAATATAGATTGTGGTATAGCTAATATTTTGGCTTTACCATTAAATACTCTTTCACCGCTTACTATTGCCGGTTGATTAGATTTTGTACCAACTCTATATAATGGGTTATCTACATTTGCATAAAATAAAGAATTCAATTGACCATATAAAGAATGTTTGTTATATGTAACTCCATTTGAAAGGGTTACATCATTTGCTGAATTATATAGTCCAGTATTCTCAGCTTCCATTAAATTTATATCAGAACCACTCACAAAACTCCATTCTTTGTAAGCTTTGAAAGGTCTAATACTAATATCCGATTTAGGTATTCTTTTTAACATATCGTATATAAATATTCAGAAACTAAAAACCCACCAAAAAGGTGGGTCAGTAGTTTATTGGTTATTTCCGATTAGAAATCTAACTTTACTTTTATTGCTACTTCTTTATCAAATGATTTTTCAATTGGTTTAGAAGTTTTTGCTACTGCTAATAATTCATTTGCATCATCATATAAACCTACTGAAGTAATATAAACTTTAGGGTCTCTTTCGAATGTTGGTTGAACAAATTGTCCAACTGAACCCGTTACAAATGTTGGGTTGTTTGAGAAGTTAAACTCTCTATTGTTTGCTCTTACGAAATAATGAGATGTAGAAACATTTTCAGTTCTTCTCGCTTGGAAATCCGCACTTGCACTAATCAATTGATATAATTTCATATTGTTAGTAACATTGTGATAAGTATCTGCTACTGATGCTGATGCGAATCCAACGCCTAAACTAGCTGATATAGCCATTGGGTTAAGTAATACTACACCTGCATCTGGATAGAATAATCCCCAACCTTGTCCGTTTGAAGAAGTTACAGAACTAATAGTTCCTTCATTTGCAGTTCCAATATTCAATGCACCACTAACCATATTGAAAACTCTACCACTTGCACCAACTGTTTCAGCTTGACCAGAATCATCTATTAATGAAATAATAGTAGAACCATTTTTCAAATTTAATTGAATATTACCTGGGTCCAATTGCTCTTTATATCTAGCTCTATTTACATTGATAGCAAGTATATCGGTTAAATCATGTCCAGCTGCAGTTGAACCATTGTAAACACTAAAATATGTATCACCACTATCTAATAATAAATTACGGAATTGTGAATAAACAGCTTTACTAGGAAGAGTTGAACTATCGGTTTGGTCTAATGTAGGAGCTCCACCACCATTCACATGTCCATATGCAATTGAAAATTGAACTTCTGCTGATGTAGAAGATGTAGCTTGATTATATACATCTAAATAATATTTACCACTAGCTGAAGAACTTTGTGCAGATGAAGTATGGAATGTAGTTAATGAACCACTATCTCCGCTCCAAATACCTGAAGTTACTACTTCGGTTCTATTTGTTACTTTATCGATTGAACCAAACTTTTTGTAAATACCATTAGTTACGGTAGTGATATCAGTGCTGATTTGTTCACCTTGTCCCAAAAATTGGTTTACGATGTTTACTAATTCGTTAGTATCAACGGGAGTGCCAGCGGTGTTTGCTGCACCGGCTAAGTATTGTGATATATTACTTGCTAATAGGGCTCCTCTATTATCTCTTATTACTGCCATAGTTTATTTATTGTACATATGTTACGGTTACTGGAATCGTTTGTGAACCACCCGTTTCATTACCATAAACAGTTATTGTTGTTTTAATGGTAGATGTTAAAGATGGGTTAGGAATAAACTTAAATGTTAATCCTTTTGCTACTGCTGCAGTTGCTGATACATCATCACCAATAAATACTGGCACTGTACCAACATCCGAAGTTACACCCTCTCCCACTATATCACCTGCGTTTTTATTAGAAAGGATAATAGTATATCCTAATCTTCTATTTCCTGCTGGTGATGTAGTTGGTGATAATGAAACTTCACCACTTCTTTGATTAACTGCGATATTAGGAACACCAAATTCAACAACAGGAATACGAGTTGTATTTTTTGGAAGAGTTACTAATTTATATTTCATTACTTGAGTTTCATCAGGCGATGCTTCAATTACCGGCATATTCTTAATAGCCGCATCATAGTATGCAGAACCTAGCGGATGTGCCGGTTCATACAAAGAGTAATCGATTTCATCATCTGCTAAAGCGAATTGAGTGATGTTCAATCCCAATCCAGCTGCAAGTTTTTCTCTACCTTTTTTTGTTAAGATAGCATCTACTGTTAATTCGGTATTACTTAAATATCCCATTGTTAAATTATTTCTATTTTATTAATAAATATAGTTTTTATAAAAATCCGTTATTCTACTTCCAAAATTGGTTCACTTGCATCTCTACCTGCTTTATTTACTCTTAAAGTATTAGGATTAGTAGTAAATGTTTCTACCGGAGGTGTACCATCTAAAGTAGTTGCTGCAGTATTTTTAGAACCTCTAAAGAAAGAATTTTCTAATCCTCTTGTCAAATCGGATGTATTTCTAAAGTGAGTTGGTAAGTATCCACTAACAGGTTTAACTTCTACAATCTTTCCTCCAATAGTTGGAATTGATGATATATCTCCATTTGAGCCAGTAAATGGTTGGATATTTACATAAGTATCATAATATGTTTCAGTACCAAAAGCTGTATATAATCTATTTTCCGAACTACCTGTTAAATATGTAAACTCCCTAGTCTTTTCTTCTTTTACTAAACTTATTTTAACTCTTTCCTTAACTCTTCTACCATCTTTATCGAAATATGTTCTAATAGCAGAACCACTTTGTGCATAAATACCAAATCCATATTTTTCAAAATCAGATTGACCAACTACTATATTTGAATTTATAATATCAATTTCGGTTAATATAGTAGGATTTCCTAAATCAGCATCAATTGTTGTTTGATTTTGGTAGTTTTCGGAAGTTAACAAAGTATCTGCCGAATTTATCGTACTATCGTATTGGTAATTATTACCCAATAGGTTTTCCGCTAAATTAGCATCAATATTACTTTCTTTTTGATTGTTTTCACCATTTAATACATAATCAGATTGAGTATTTAATACTACTTCTTTTTGAATATTATCAGAAGTAATAACTAAATCATTTCTACTATCAATTTCCGTATCAAATAAATTTGATTCACCTGATGGTTTTTTGTGTTTATATTTATTTCTTTCTAAGAAATGTGGTTCAATTAACAAACCAGTAGTTGCTTTAACTCTCGCTGGCAACATCTTCTTAATATCTTCAAACATTGATTTCTCATAAAGTTTGATTAAGTTGATGTATTGGTATATGTCTCTACCATCAAATCTTTGGAAATAGTATTTTCTTAAACTATCTAAACGATTGTAGTTATCTTTATATCTATCCGATGGGTCTCCGATATAATTATCTAAATTAATTCCACCCAAAGATTTGGCAATATCGATGTTCAACTCTTTTGTAGGAGAGAAGAATAAACCAACCCTATTTGAATCGGTTGGAGATTGGTCGAATGCTTTTTTAGTTGCTCTACTTTTTGATGAAAGGCTTCCAACTAATTCTTGAGATTCAAATCTAACTTTATTTGTAGAATAACGAGATGCACCACCATCAGGTACTTCCAATACAACACTTCTATCTATCGCTTCAAATTGATATGGATATGTTGTGATGTTATTAAATCCACTAGCAGTTGCTGTAAATGATGCGGATGGATTAAGAGAATATAATGTTGTAGCATTTCCATCTTCATAATCATTTCTTACAAATGAAGCTGAGAAATATATGTTAGTATCTACATTTGGCAATGATGTATATGTATTTAGATTTTTAGGATACTCAAAATCCAATCTAAAAAATAAATCATCCGTTGATGCTGATACATGGTTACCATTAATCATTTCAGGAAACGATACATGCTGATAGAATATATTTGAATCCAATGGAGTACTCCACATACGGAATTCATCTACACTACCTACAAAATTATTTCCTAATTTTATTTTAGAACCATTATTCCAATTACTATTGGTAGCTAATACACTAGCTGAATTTGATTGTTGGAATATCGTTTGTTCCTTATCGGATTGTCTTATATTCAATTCAAAATTATGGTAACTACCACTAATTGTTCTACTAGCTTCTATACCAAAAAACTTTTCATTGAAGATTGGTAACTTAGAAGAACTAATGTTATTTGAACCAGAATAATTGAAAATAACATTACCATAATCAGAACCAATTGAACCGCTTAATGTAATATTCCATCCACTTCCTGATATAATCTGATAGTTACCACTTGTTGATGGTTTTACAAAAAACTCTATTGTATCAGGTTTTCTATTTCTTTCAGTATTTTTCCAATCAAATTCTATATTAGAACCCGATATCATAGTCAAAGCAGTTGTAATGTTATCCATTACTAATTTGCTTTTTGAATTAGTGTTATCTATTTCAGGTCCTCCAAATTCTAAAATTGAAAGATTTGATGAAGGAATTCCATAACAAGCCATTAATGCATATACACCTCGTCTTGTTCCCTTATGTTTTAATAAATAAGGTAAGTTATTTGCAATCCTTCTCCAAACTTCATATGTTCTAGCTTTAGCTGGATTTGTTTCCTTAACATTACCATCCGAATCAACTCCAAATACATAATTCCATAAATTGGAATCAGCTGCTAAATTTTTAGCATCCCAACTAAATGATTTTAATGTTTCAAATAATAGTTTATCTGAAATACCATCTTTAGCTTTGTATCCTAATCCTCTACTCTTCTCAATTGCTTTAGTATGAAAATATATGTTATCAAAATGCTGTCCAATCATTGAAAAGAATAATAATAAACTAGCATTTTCATCATTATTTACAATATATTGAGGAATATTATTTTGAACCCAATTTAAATTTTGTGTATCAAAATCTTCTGCTAATTCTATAATAGTATTATACCATGTAGCAACTTCGTTCGAATTACTTAATCGTTTAGTAGTACTATTTTCATATGGCCAACTTAATGATGATGATGTGTATAAGAAATTTTCAAATCCATCGAATCCACCTAAAAGTTCTCTTTTCTTTGATGTAATTCTTTCAACTTGTCTAATGCCATCTGCTGAAGCTGTATATGCACCATCGCCAATCGAACCCGTTTGATATGCAGATTCTAATGCCGTATCATATGCTTCTATCAATTGTACTTTATATACAAAATTATCTACTCTTTCTTTAGCTGAACTAAAATGTACAAAATTACCCCATTGTATAGAACCACTTTCTAATACATCACCTATGCCATATTCTATATTTAAATCATCTGTATTTACTAACGAACCGCTTAAATATTTTTGTATAAGATTATTTGAAGAAGTAGAACCACTCAAAATTAAATTATCTAATGATTCATAGTTTGTAGATTGCCCACTAACAAAATCTATATCAATATTAAAATTAGGCCCCTTTAAAGGAGGACATCCAACTTCATTTTGTTCTGTTAATATAATTGTTTCAATTAATGGATTAGTCATTAATTTTGTAATCCAAAAAGTTGAATTAGTAGTTATATTAGCAGGTAAAGGTGAATATAATTTTAATATAATAGATTCTACTTCATCTTCTTTTTTAACAATTTGATTCCCTAATTCATCTTGTGATTTTTTAGATAATGTCCAATTATCTTTTTCCCAAGAAGAAATTAAAATTTGTTCATTATTTCCAAAATTTACAAGATGTGTTAAATACTTACTTTCTTTTTCAGGTTCAATTACAGATAGTTTTTCAGTAAATGCATCAAATATTGCTTTTCCGAAAATATCCTCATCCAACTGAATAGTAGGTAATATTAATTTAGTAACAACTTCATAATCGTTACCAATCAATTCTTCAGCTCCACCTCTATTGTATGGTTTCAATACGATACTGATATTATCACTACCTGCCCAATTTGGATAAGCCTCTCTTAGTTTTTTAAGATTAATTTTTAAATTTCCGTTTGGAGATTGATTGTTAAATAAAGGTGTTAAACTTTTATCTTTTAATCTTAAAAATATATCAACCGAAGTTGCTGAAAATGTTGAATACTTTAATTCATATTCAATATTGAAATCAGAAAAAGATGGAACATCTATTAAATCGGCATATGTTGTTTCTGTAATTGATGGATAATCATTTACAGCCGTAAATGTTACTATTGTTTCAATTCTATTACCTGTACCATACCCATTACTTACAGGTACTAAAATTACTCTCTTTTGCCCATATACTTCTTGATAATCTTTTTGAAAGTATATAGTAACTTGCTTATCAGAAGCTGGTACGCTTAATGTTTTATCAGCTGACAAATATACCAATACACTATCTGCATTTTGAGTAGAGAATGGTATTACAACACTTTTTTCGGTATCCGAATCTTTTACTCTAACATCAAATTGAGTATTATCTAATGTAATCGATGGTTCTGCAAACTTAATTACTTTTTCGGC